ACTAGCCCGCGAGCGATCGGAGTATTTCAAGGTTCGAGACCTTGCGCGGGCTCTCCTCCGATTTGGAGGGTACTGGGGGTAGGGGACAGGTCCAAACGTGCGTTAGGCGTCAAGCCACGGCCCCTATTCGACGTGATTTCAAGCCAAGAGGCGACAAAACAATCAAGAGGTAAAAACCAATGACTGATTTCGAAAGATCCGTAGAGACGTATTGCAAGGGACTAGACACGGTATCTATAGGGTGCCGGGGTTCGGAGTGTGAATATGCCGAAGAGGAGGAGGAGCACCAGTGCGAGTCCAGCTTTAGTTGGGGACAGTGCGACTCCTGCGGTAGCACGTTAGGAGGCGACCGCGAGCCCGCGATAGGACTCTGGGAGGACGCAGGGACTATCCACACGATAGAGATGAGCGTGTGTGTAGATTGCGCCATGTTCCATGCGAATGGAGAGCTACCAGAATAGGAGGTAAAAACCGATGAGATGCGACCAGTGCGAAGCCTTGATGATTAATGGCGTCTTCTGTCACGAGACAGGATGTCCGAACACGCGAGCGAGATATGACACGTTTGAGAAAGAGTGGATCAGGCAGTATGAGTGCTTCATCTGCGGGTACATGGCAGATGAGGGAACGATCTGCTGCGAATCGTAGAATCTACAATCCCCTGCTTTCAGCATGAGCAGGGGTGTATCCCGAAATCAACCGCGAGACCCATACGTCTCGCCCTAACGTGGTGAGTTAGCAACTTATGAATACAAGGCGACCAACCCTATACGGAGGTAAACAACCAATGACTAGGAAAGAATGCGTAGAAGCAATAAACCATCCAGGGAAGTTTGAAGGCGAAGCAATCTACGTTCCCTATTTCTGGGAGGCATTTCTTAACGGATTTGCCGACCGCGACGATGGCACTGTCCTCGGTTTCGACGTTAGTGCCGAGGACCACGATATGTTCCCAGAACTGAAAGGCCGACACACCGTCAAATTGATAGAGACGGACCACGGATTCGTGTCTGAAATCCACTAACTAAGAGGTAAACAACCAATGATAGAGAGTACAACAGTAGAGAATCCGAAAGGCGGATCATGGACCGTCAAATCAGGACCGTGGTCTATCCCTGAAGGACACGAGCAACGTGCGGAGATAGAGACCACGGGGTACGGCTGGAACGTGGTGACGGGAGTCCGTGCGCTCGCTATGGCCATCGACTACCGCACGGCACCCGAGCACGTCTCCTGGGCAGCTACGGAAGGCGAAGTCTTCGGCATGAGAGCACTCTCAAACCCGAAGGAGTCTGGTTACCAGATGGAGGGCTCGGTGAGTATCGGAGGAGTGAAGTATCGCGCACTTACCTCCTCCGCACTATTCGAGCGCGAAGACGGAACCCTATGTGACGTGGCTACGTTGCACGTCTCAAACTATTTCCCCAGACCAGAGGTAAACAACCAATGAAATGTGAACACACGCAAGGCGACTGGAAAGTGGTGACCGGCCAAGTGGTGACCGAAGACGGACGACCACTGGCCAACATGGTACGCAACTATGCGGAGACCGGAGTCAGTCCAGTTGAGAGTGACTGCAACGCCTACGTCATGGCCGCAGCGTCGGAAATGTTATCAATACTAGAGGAGATACACGCCTCCGACGCGACGGGGAACTTTCACTGGTTTAAAGTCTATGATGTGATTGCCAAAGCCACAACGAACCACGAAGACTTATAACCGATAAGGAGAACCATGGCAGAAACAAAGCGCAAGACGTTCAGGAAGATCAAGAAACCGATCCTCACGAAGATGCCGTCGATCTACACAGCGGACGAGGATCTAATCAAGTCGATCCGTGGCTATGCCGAACAAAGGGAATGGTCCTTCAGTAAGGCAGTGACAAAGCTCATCGGTATCGGATTGGAGGAGGAGGTGAGCGAGTGAAATCATCTGCCACATCGTCGGAACACGTGACCATATCAATCACGTTCGACCGCCCGAAGCTCGAACGGCTCAAGAAGGCATACGCGAAGGTGAAGAGTGACGATATCATCTTCACCTTCGACGGTCGTGACTACCTGGGAGGCTATGCGAAGTACGTCATCGCATACCTCGAAACCCAACTAAGGGGGAGGTGAGCGATGCGACGTGGTAAAGCAATCCGGAAATCCCGGTACACCAACGCAAACCGCAGCCGTTGGCTTGACGGTCTAGGAGGCCGTGCCCTCCACCCTAGAGGAACCCCCGCCGGAAAACAGTACAAAAATATGATCCGCGTAGCCAAAAAGAAGGCGGCTCTTAAAATGATACCAACAAGAGTCATAAACCGTCGAGAAAAGGAACTCGCCTTGCTCGATGAACTCAAAGACCTGCTCGAAGACTAACTAAGGAGGTAACCATGAAACGGGGCGATGACGTAAAAATTAGAACTCTCCTAGAGTTCCGACCACTAACACCAGAACTCGCTGCAACGCAAAAGTTTATTGATCTACTCAGGAAGAAGTTAAAGCGTAAGGTAAAACCCGAACGGAAGGAGGTGATCCATTGAACCCACGCATCAAGCCATTCATCGGCCGCTTCACCTGTACGTTCTGCGGTCAACGCTGGGCCTTCCTCCGCGCCATGTGCCGCCCATGCTTCAAAATAGTGGTGTGGCGCATCCAACGCTAGTAGGACGATCCGTGGTGACTCAGCCAGCCTGATTATAGCCCCTCGGGTCCTCCGGGGGGCTTTTTCACGCTCTAACCCATGGAATACAGTTAACTCAAATTATTATGTATTACTAATACCTATCTTAGTATGTTAAGCTAATATACTCTATATACACTGGGAACCTGAGTAAACCGATGGAGGGCAGATATGGCCAACGTGAAGACGAAAGACTTGGACATCGGACACAAGTGGGGAGCACTCCAGGTAATCGACCTGGAGAACAAGCTCCGTGAGGTACAGGACGGAGCGGTCAAGGACAAGTTCTACGAGATAGAGTATATCTTCAAGTGTAACTGTGGCGAGGAGTTCAAAGTGTGGGATCACGAGTTCCCCGGCAAGAAGGAGATGCGTGACTGCTCATGTGGTGCGGGTGGTGACCAAGAGTCTCCACTGAATGACACGATGCGGCTCGGCAGGCCGCCGAAGCCACAGAACCGAAAGAAGGTCACGGCTTCGGCAAGCATCGCCTTTGACACATGGGAATGGCTGCATACCTACTCCAGTGACCGCAGCCGAACCATGTCATGGGTCATCGACAGGTTTCTAGCTAAAGGGATTGAGGCTCACCTTACGGAAGGTGAGGAGGCCGCTGTAGATTCTACAAAGGGAGAGAGAAATGAAACTGACAGGTAGCGAAGTCGAAGCCATAGAGGCCGCATGGGAGCACTTTGATGCTATTCAGGACGGTGCCCCAGACAGCAACCGCGAGGCCCGAGTAGCAACCATACACGCACCCGTGCTCCGTGCTCTACTGCACAGGGTCGTGGAGGAGGAAGAGGGTTATGCCAAAGGATAAGCCAAGAGAGGAGGAATACAGCCCTCCGCAACCAAACGAATTACTGGAGGCTCTGATTTCATGCAGTACAGCCTACGAGCTGTGCAAAGGATATATCTCCACTGGCAAGCTAGACGGAGACAAGTTCATATACTTGTGTCGCGCTCTGATAGACACCCGAGCCTCATTAGAATGTAATCCCAGCCCTAGCAAAGACCCATTCGAGACACGGATCGAGGAGTGCGAAGTACTCCAGAGCCGAAAGGAGAACCCACATGCCAAGAGTTAGTTTCTCAAGCGAAGACTCAGCCCCCGAGCAATGGGAGCTAGATCGTGATGAGGCCGAAGGACTGCTCAGTCTTTTGGAGGACTGCTCCATCGAGCTGAGTAAAGAAGAAGAGTTCGTAATCGACATGATGGATAGGTTCAAACAGCGCGGTCGCAATATGCGGGTGACCGAGCCCCAACTAAGGTGGCTTAGAGATATTGAGGACCGGGGTGGATCGAGTCCATACCGGGATAAGAGGTAAAAACCATGAAGGAGAAAGTGAGACCAAAGTGTACGGAGACGACCTGGGTGACACGAGAAGGTGAGGAGATACCTGTCGTGGACATGGAAGACTCCCACCTATACAACACCGTCCGGTTCCTGCGTAGAAAGGTAGCAGAGCGGATCGCATCGGCAGAGATCGAAATGAAAGAGGTCAACGATGTACTGGCATGGGGTCCTCCTGCCTTTCAGGGGGAGATGGCTCAGTACCACGCGGAGGGGGAATACTACACGCTGTTTGAGCGCCTATGGACGCTTGAATGGCTATGTGGCACGGAACCCGATGCGTTATTGAGCGAACAGATACCCACATGGAACGCTCTCGTGCGGGAGGCGGATAGACGAGGGTTGGAGATATGAAGGGAATAGATGAGATGAAGATCACTCAACTCATACGATGTGGGGATGAACAAGTGTGGGCTATAGTCTCCGATGGGGACGATTATGTCTACGCTGATCGGGTCCTCTACTGGGCAGTAGTCACCGGTCTTGAGGTGGACGAAGATGAGGATGCTGTACCACTGGTGCTCCCAGTCACGATGGATGAGCTGGTAGACGGGTGCGAACGCCTTGTACCGGGTAGCTATATGGTTCATCCGGGGAATCTGATACACGTTCACAAGGATGCCGAGCTGAACAGGTTCCCCAAGAGTTGGGAGAAGATCGGGCAGGATGGGGATATCGTACATTATCGGGTACGTAGGGATGAGGAACCCCATATATTGGGGTAGCATTTTTTTGTTGCAATGCCCCAATCAGATCCCTATTATGGTTGGGCATGTCTTTGAGGTTGGATCGATACAAACACACCGACGCACGCGGGGACCGCTCGACAGTGCTCCCCAGCGTGAACCTGTCACGACTGGCCAGGGATGTTGGAATCAACCGGGGCCACATGAGTCTGGTTATCAACGGTAGGATCGTGGCCGGTCGAGAGCTGCTATTCAAGCTGGCCAAGGCGTTAGACGGTTCGGTGGAAGAGGTTGACCGATGGTTGCATCGGTTGAAGGCAAAGAACGACAGAAGGAGGGCGTCATGACAAGAGACGAGCATATTGAATGGGCCAAGCAGAGAGCCTTGGAATATATTGAGCGTGGAGAAATCAAAGAAGGTATCACTTCAATGTCTTCGGATCTAACGAAGCACCCAGAAACGGAGAAACACCCAGGCATCGATTTGGGCGTAATGCTGATGGTAACTGGTAAATTTCATCAGCTAGGAGAAGCCAAGCGGTTTATAGAGGGATTTCGTTAGCCAGGAACGTGAATAAGGAGGGCATCGTAATGGGCATGATTGGATTACCAGAGATGGCCATCATCTTCGGGATTGTCATCATTCTCTTCGGAGTCAAGCGGCTCCCGGAGATCGGGAAGAACCTGGGTGAAGGTATCAAGAACTTCAAGTGGTCGATGAAGCAGATCACCACTGATGAGAATGGAGATGATCGATGAAGACTGGGTTCGCTATGAAGTATGACTTCTCTAAGCTCGAAGAACGGATCATAGCCGACTATTTAAGAGGCTGTCTGGATTCTGGGAGAGTTAATATTCCAGAGGAAGTCTTACCAGAGGAAATCTTAAATGAGTGGATGAAGTCGTTCCCAACAGTTTTAGAGTGGATGAAGTCGAATGAACGCACAGTTACAGGCCGCACACCGTCCACTCCAAAGTTCCAGCAGGGGGTAGGTCATGATGGACCGTCGTAGATTCCTTATCACTGATGAGAACGGGGATGATCGGTGACCTATCCACTTGATCTTAGCAACATAAATGTTAAGACTGCCATACGTCTCGCTTTTACGAAGCACATCAATCAGGATGACAAGGATGGGTTGCCGTACGTTCTCCATTTGCAGGCTGTTGCCCAGTCATTCAAGTCCCCATTAATGCAGACGGCTGGACTACTGCATGACATAGTGGAGGATACTGATGTCACTGTAGAACATCTGACTAAGCTGTTTCCAGGTCCAATTCCGATACTTGTAGACGCTGTATCAAGACGGCCCGATGAGGTATACGCGGACTACATCACTAGAGTCATAGCCGGTGGAGAAGCGGCTGTCGAATTGAAGCTGGCTGATGTACGGCACAATCTCAGAGCTGACCGTATCCATGCGATTACGCCGAGTCTGATCGACAGACTGGAAAAGACCATGGACAGGCTATTGGATGCACTAACAGATAGAGGTACTGATGGACCGTCGTAAATTCCTTACCAATCTAGGCATCGGTAGTGCTGCCGTCACGACCGCTGCACTTGTAGATCCTACATCTCTATTCGATATCGAGAAGGAGCTGTGGATACCGGGAGAGCGGAAGATATTCCTCCCGAACGAGATCGCTACGGGCACGTACTACAACGTGGACTTCCTCATACGTCGTGAGCACATCATGACGCCAGAGTTCAAGGAATCACTCAAAACTGGTAGACCGTTCATTCTGGACCAATCAGGGGATCGGCTCTACATCCCACCGGACAACTACCAGCCACGGAACCAGCCGTGGGGTATGCAACTTGACAGGCCCAATCGGGACGGGAAAGGCTGGTTCAACCGTGGCACAGAAGGCTGGCAGAGAATACACAAACGGATTCATATCCCACGTACTGCGGGAGTACAAGGTTTGACATCAATCCCGATGTCAAAGATCTTGGATGACACTCCACACCTCCTGAGACACAACATCAGGATCGCGGAGATCAGCATCCAAGAAGGTGGCCCCTCGCACGTCCTACTCGAACGCAAGGGTGCCATCATGCCACGGACCTTTGGAGGAGCACGAGTCGCTTCCTACGTAGGATTGAACGGCATCGTGCCATCCGATGGAGACGTGAAAGTCAATTTCCAATAAACAGCTAAACAGAAGGAGTCAGAACAATGGCAGGTAAAGCAAAGACGACACCACCGGAGTTGGTAGGCGAACTGGTCTACCTGCTCCCTGAAGAGATCGAGTTGGACGAAGACACAAACGTGCGACCGTTCAGCACCGAGGCAACAGAGCGCGAGGTGGAAACGATTCAAGTATTGGCAGAGACCATCGATGAGGAAGGTCAGACACAGGCCGTAGAAGTACGGAAGGTACGAGACCAGTATCTCCTCGTGGACGGTCATCGGAGACGCGAAGCGATTCTGCTCATCAATGCTGGTAAGGATGCTGGCGAACTTCCTCTCAAGATCAAAGCCATAGTCGAGGGTGATATGGGGGACGCACAGGCGTTTCGTCATGCACTCCTGGCAAACATCCATCGGGTGGATTTCACCCCCATGGACTTCGCCGCAGACGTGAAGGCCATCCGCGAACGGTTCCCAGATGCAAAGGGTAGACTGGGAACCAAGTGGGTCGCGGATTTCCTGAAGGTCTCTCCCGCCCAAGTGACCACGCACGAGAAGCTCCTCAGACTGCCCAAGGACATACAGACGAAGATCCATGAAGGCATCTACAGTGCTGACTTCGGGTTCGAGCTGTCCAACGTCAAGCCAGAGGAACGGACGACGGTCTTGGCTGCTGCTGCGCGAGCACAGATAACCGAGAACGTGAAGGAAGGTGCGAAGGCTGCTGCTGGCAAAGCTGCTAAGAAGGCTGGGGCCACTAAGAAGGGTGGCGTGAAATCCAAGCACGTCCGCAAGGCTGCACGTGAGGCCGGTGCTCAGAAGAAGGTCAAGTCCCGTACTCGTGGCGAGATCATCGAATACTTCACCATGCGCGATGCTCCCGACTGGGGCCTTGACGGATCTCTCACCCGAGAGTTCCTCCGAGTCTTCGCTGAGGAGTTCGTGACGGGTAAGTGCTCGGATGCTGCATTCGACACGGTGTTCGATCCGATGATTGAAGCTGCGATGAAGTGGGAAGAGTCTAAGAAACTCAAACGAAACAAAGAAGCAGCATAACGAGATTCCCGGTGCGGCGTGTACGCATACATGAGCCCGACTGTGAAAGCGCAGCGCGTTAGATTTTGCAAGGCAGGCCGGTATCGAATCCGGCCACCGGGAACACCTTTTTCCTTTCGGTTCTGCCACTCGGAGTGACACAGCCGATTTCACCCTCAAGTCTGTAGGGAGTCCATGCGACGGAGTAAAAGCCGTAAGGGGAGCCTGTCTCAAAGCCCCCTTGCCGACCCACAGACTCTCATACACATGCTCGCGGTTCAGATGCAGGACTTCCTACACTTCCCCAACCCGGACCCCCTCTACGTGGTGCTCTCAGCCATTGCAGGCAACATGGTGAAAGGTGACCCGGTGTGGCTCATGCTGGTCGGTCCCTCCTCCTGTGGCAAGACCGAGATCCTCCGCATGGTCTCCGACCTCCCTCGCATATATGACATCTCCGACCTGACCGGCCCAGCCTCACTGCTATCGGGCGTAGGTAAGAAGGACATCGAGAAAGGGGCCACGGGTGGACTGCTGCGGCAGGTTGGGAGCCGTGGAATACTGGTGCTCGAAGACTTCACCTCCTCGATCATGAGTATGCCCCAGGATCGCCGTAACGAGATACTGACGGCCTTCCGTGCCCTATTCAATGGCAAGTGGGGACGGGACATCGGTACGGGTGGTGGAAGACGCCTGGAGTGGGAGGGCAAAATAGGGATGCTGGCCGGTGGCACTTCGGAGATCGACCGGCTGCACCGTCAGGCGGCAGCTCTGGGTGAGCGATGGGTGTTTTATCGATACGAGTCCTCCGATGGCAAGGCGCAGGCAAGGTCGGCTATCCGACGAAAGAACCCCCAGAAGCAGAGACAGGAGATCCGCGAGTGGATCGTGCATTTCTTCGAGACCCTGGAAATCAGGTGGCCATGCGAGCCGAAATGTCCAAAAAAGCACGAACACCTTGAGGAGATGGATCGGCGTACACCGACCGATTCCGAGTCTCAGCGCATAATAAGTATGGCTACGTTGGTCGCTGCGGGCCGTTCGTCGGTGAGCAGGGCCTACCGTACCCATGAAGTCGAGTTCATAGACGAACCCGAGAACCCCTCCCGTTTATCCGCTTCCCTCTCTCAGATCTATGCCGGCATGGAGATCATCGGACTTGATGCGACCGAGCGATGGCCGTTGATTCAGAAGTTGGCATTCGACTCGATGCCCAAGTCCAGGGCCAAGGCTATTAGTCTGCTATGGAGTAAGGGCACACGGCTGTCACCCGACCAGATCGGCGCACAGATGGGTGGGCTCAGTAAGTCTACGGTGAAGAGGCTGGTCGAGGATCTGGAGATACTGGGGGTGGTGCATTGTAATGGGAGAGGGAAGTCCAAAGAGGTGAGACTGAGTAAGAAGTCGGTCGAGATGGCGGATGTGGGATGGAAGAGGAGGAAGAAATGATTGACTGGTTAACAGAAGATTTTGTGCTCGGATTCAGTCGCATCGAGTACGGCATACTCGTGTTCGCTTGGATCTTTGCCACTATTGCTTTCGGAATGAGGCTATGGAGACGATAGCTTATGGCGAGATTCATATCGAAACGGAAGGAGATTGAGGCGTATCAGTTTACCAAGAACTATCCCCTCCCTCCAGGGGTGTGTATTTGCGTTGGTATGCTGCGTCCTGGGCGAACGAACCCGCTTGGTCTGCATGTACATAGCTCGCCGAGTGAGACCATCGAATTGATAGGTGGGGAGTGGATCGTGGTCAAACCCGAAGGGGCTGGATACTACGTGCTCACCACAGAAGAGATAGAGGCAGATTGGGAGCCAATTTTGGAAAAAGGAGACAGACAATATGTTTAATGAAATTGAAGAGCACAAAGGAGCGGTACTTGTCGCGGCGGGCATCAGCCCATACGTCTTACGGATGCTGGCTAAGAAGGCAGATGGACTAAGCAAATTATCTGGTCCAACAGTGGCCATAGCAATCCTGAAATTAAGAGTCAATGATCCAGCATTAGAGGCTCTTAGAAAGGCAACCGAAGATGGCAGGTATTCCAAAGAGGACCGTCTGGCCGTGGAAAGAGAAGTTGACTGGATGATAGCCCGCTACAAGGGCTTCGAGGCGACCACTCAGACCGAGGAGGAGTTCAGCAAGTTGTGGGGCGAAGAGAATACGGACTGGGTGTGGCGCGACACGCCATTCGGTAGAGCCCGCGTGAAGATCAAGTAGGTCAGTGATGACTAAAAAGAAGAACAGAACAATCATATCGATACATCAGAGCCCGATGAACAGCAGGCAATTTCTAGTTGCACTTACTTGCGGCCATGCTATCTGGATCACCCGCTCACGCCGTCCACAGATAGGAGTCAAGGTCAAGGAGCCGTGTGGGGATTGTTTGAAAGAGGCATGGGATAGTGAGTGTTGACCTACTCGAAGACCTAGAACCTGCCGACCTGGATCTGTCCTTCGAGAAGTACCACCATGAACAGCTCGAAGCCATAGAGAAGGCTGCGTATGGAGATAAGAGGTTCCAGGCTTTGGCCCTACCGACCGGAGGGGGCAAGAGTCTGGTCGGTATCTCCCTTCACAAGCTGCTGGGCCTACGATGCGTGGTGCTCACCTCGACCAAGGGACTTCAGCAACAGTACCTATCTGACTTCGAGCGTATCGGGATGGTGGACGTGAGGGGTAAGGCCAACTACGACTGCCATCACAACAAGGGGATGGACTGCGATGTGGGTGCAGCAATCGGCTGTCCGTTTACTAATGGCCACGGCTGTATGTACGAGATGGCCCGAGGCGTGGCCCGCGACTCAGAGCTGGTCATCACCAATTACAAGTATTGGATGGGCATCAATGAGGTAGGTCAGGGTAGGATCGAGCGCACGGCCAAAGACGCAAACATCTACGGTGACAATCCAGTTGAGCTGCTCGTAGTGGATGAAGCCCATCGGGCCGACCAGGAGGTGTCCTCCTATCTGGGTTGTAGAATCTACGAGAAAGACATCAAGGGATTCGGTGCCCCTAAGACCGACAAGATGACCGAGTGGACAAAGTTCACTGAGGATCAGGTTGATGATCTCGCCGAGGAGATGCACTACTTCACGCTGGAGATCCACCACCTCCGCACCCGAGGAGAGCTGGAGAAAAAGCACACCATCGCATACCACCGCATGAAGATCCTGCTCCGCAATCTCAAGAGGATCTCGACAGCCGGTGATGACTGGATCTGTGAGAAGCAGACAGACCCCCGATATGGCCGATACTGGCAGTTCGATATCGTGTGGCCGGGTCACCACACCGAGAATGTGCTGTTCAATGGTATAGGAAAGGTGGTCTTGATGTCGGCTACTATCCGTCCCAATACCATGGGGTTGCTTGGTATAGCAAAGGGTACGTACCAGTTCCACGAGTGGGACAGGATCTTCCCTGCGGATCGGCACCGGATCTACTACCTGCCCGCGAAGACAGAGGGTGGCAAGGATATTCGGCTGCGCTACGGGATGCCCGAATCAGAGCTGGAATGCTGGGTAGAACACATCGATACGATCCTCGATGCCCGTGACGACCGTAAGGGTCTGATAGATACCGTCTCCTACGACCGCCAGCAATTCCTGATGGACCACTCACGCAACGCTCACCGGATGATGGGCAACACCAACGACCCTGACAGTCCTACCGCCACCGATATGGCTGATCACTTCAGGGAGTCAAAGACCCAACCTCCTCCCGTTCTGGTCTCCCCCTCGTTCGGCACGGGTTGGGATTTTCCTTTAACAGAATGTGAATTTATCATCGTGGCGAAGATCCCCTTCAAGCCATCGACAGGCAAGGTGATGAAGGCCAGGGACAAGAAGTCGAACAAGAACTACGGCAAGGGTCTCACGATGCAGGATCTTATTCAGATCTGCGGCAGAGGGATGCGGCTGTTTGTTGATCGGTGCGAAGTGTTCATCGTAGACGGGAATCTGCTGTGGTTCCTGTATAGCAATAAGAGACTGGCGTCACGGTGGTTTGTGAAGGCAGTGACCAAGATACAAAGGTTGCCGAAGAGACCGGAGAAACTATGACTGATAAAACCCCTGGAGACTTGATGGTAGAAGCAGTAGAGCAATTGGAGACAGCCGTCTACCTATTGGAACAAGTAGTGGATGGCGGGTACGTAGATTCAAATGAGTTCTTCAAAAGCAACGTGCAGAGATTCATCGACAGGATGCGAAAGGAGACACCTGAATGACTGACGAGACACCGAAAGACGGGACAGCGAAACCGGAAAAGCTATCCGCCATAAAGATCGCCAAGCACTATGCCCTATGGCATGGAAATCTTCGAAAGGTCGAGGAAGTCATCCTAGACCTACAAGACAATCTCGGCGCTCTGTTCGGAGCCAACGAACAGGGCGTCATTAACCCTACCAAGATGCGGGAGTGGACCACCATGACGAATAAGATCCAGCACGCACTCCCCGCTAATCTTGATTCACGCGAGGTGATGTTCGTCGCATTGTCCATGGCTCGTGGAGCGATGATGCAGCTCGAAGGTAACATTCTAGAGCCGCTGGAGGAGGCTGAAGAGGGTCCTAAAGGTCCTAAGTTAGTGCAATAATGGGGGTTGTATTTATGTTGCAATTTCCCGTACAGATAACTTACACTGTCTGAGCCTTTTAACTCATCAAAGGAGATCGAAAATGCCAAGAGTCAGTTTTGCGGTGAAGGATCAATCTTCATCGCTAGGTTTTGAAGAAGGGTACGGGCGCGTGGTCGAGGCCAGCGTCAAAATACACCAGTACACTAAGAGGGATGGGACCGAGCTGGACCCATTTGTGTGTATTCAGTTTGGCCTGCTCAGACTGGATGCCGAGCTAGACCCCATTGCGGGTGAGGATGAAATCATCTATGAGCAGTTCAGGATCGGTGGGGATTTCAGCAAGTGTCGGCCCGGTAACATGGACGGTGCGGATGATGACGCGCCCGATGATCTGGGAGAGGACCAGGACGAGGACGGCAACTGGCCCGAGGGTAACTGCCTGTATGCGGATGAGGGCTACAAACCATGGCCGAAGTCTGCTACGTCAGCACTGATGAAGAGTCTTGAGTTGTGCAACGTCAAGGCCAGTATCAATGCTCAAGGGTACATGCCCAACTACGTCGGGATGGAGTGCAAGTGGAAGTCCGAACCGAGTGGCAACAAGGATGATCAGGGCAGGGATTACATGCACCTTGTCGCTGAAGACGTGCCGACCAAACCGAAAGCCGGTGGTAAGGCGAAGCCTGCTGCCAAGAAGAAGACTTCGAAGAAAGCCTCCTCAAAGAAGAAGGACACCGATGAGGATGGTGATGACGATGCACTGACCACAGCCAGATCCGAGATGGCTGAGTACGCCAATGCTCACAGAGGTGAGGAAGTTCCACGTAAGAAACTACAGACGGCAGTGATGATGAGCTTGACCAAGCAGAAGGTGAACGTGAAGTTTCAGAAAGCCGTCGTGGATATCATCAAGGACGTTGAGCAGCTTGCAGCGATGGGTGCCGATTTCAACTTCGCTGTGGACACGGACGATCAGACCATCACGTTCGCAGAGGAAGAGTCTTAGAGATCTGGGTGTCCCCAGCTTCCCTTCGCGCAAGGGGGAGGTTGTAAGTCCACCCAGTAGGGGAGAGGGAGTATCTCAGCCCTACTTCGCCGGGTCCGCTGGCACCTGTTCCCTGAAAGCCAGCAGAGGGTGGGGGGTCGAATAGCCGCAAGGCTTGGCAGGTCCCCTGCCCCAGAGCCGCGTTCGTCTAACGGACTAGGACGCAAGGTTTTCGACCTTGTAATAGGAGTTCGATTCTCCTACGCGGTGTGGACGGCAGAGGTTAACCAGATGCCATGCGCTGGCCAAGAGGGGTTCGACTCCCCTACATGAAGCCCTGGCTGTCGTCCTTCAGTTGGGACCATCGCTTTCTGTCATGGCAGCGAACCGTGGAAGCCGGTTGACGGGATATATACCGGGAGATAGGTCCCAAACAGTTGGGGGGGGGTGTCCTGTGTGTCTACTACGCAGCGCACAGGGGGGTATTGGTTTCCCCACCTCGCCCCCCCATCGACGGGGGGCTGTCTACCGGATGGTTTGAGAGGGCCGAGGCCGGGGGCAGCTCCCCTGACAAGGAGATTACTATGGGTGGTATCAAATTCGAGCCATATAAGTATTCGAATCGTGTTCCTCCAGTGCCATGCTGCATCTTCATACGGCACGGACAGAGGCATGAAAACGGATACCGGGGCACTATCGCAGGTGTGCTGATAGAAAACCCGTTTGATCCTGGAGATCCCAGCGATCCAGACAATGGATACTTCACGATGTACTACGGATTATCTATCTGTTCGCCCGAGGATGAGTTCCTCAAGGTCACCGGACGACACAAGGCATTAGGTCGTGCGTTTCGGGCTCACACCGCTAGGCACCTACCAGACAACATACGGTATGCATACTTTAAGGCCAAGTTCCAGCTCGATGAGGTTACGCAGAAGCGTGTGGGCATGTTCCTCGAAGGGCAACTAGAGGAGTCGGTCATTCGGGCCGGGGACACACACGACCAGTTCTTGGAAGACAGAGCCATGCGGAGACTCAATCGGAGACGTAATCAGAAAACGTAGGATCTACATTTCATGAAGTTGCTCGAACAGACCGAAGTTCAAATCGAGTGGGACGACATTAATAAAATGGGCCGACACGAACGGCCAGACCTCCCACGCTCTCCCGGCATCCACCTGTCCGGGGTTCTGAAGTACATCGCAGTCAAGACAGAGATGCTGACCGCTGATGAAGTCCGCGAGGAGTTCTTCCCCATGCGGATGTTCCTCGGCATGGCATGGGAAGAATACTGTGTCGGCCTGTACTCAGATATCCACTGGCAACCTGGAGAGGTAGAACGTGATGACATCACCGGCTCCCCTGATGGCGGCAGCTATCTAAAGGTCCCGAAGATCCGGTCGAAGGTCCCGGTGATCGAGGAGTGGAAGGGCACATGGAAGTCCGCGAAGATGAAGGGTACGTCAGTCCGTAGTGATGGCTCCTTCACGCATCGGGACATCCTGAACGACTGGCTCTGGCAGAGGCAGGTTATGGGGTATTGTGCGATGCACCCGGCAGAGTCACGGCACGCGAGGCTTCATGTTTGCTACTTCAATGGGATCTATGACTTTTATAGAGGTGGGGAGCCCAGATACTTCCGGTATCTGATGCAGTACACCGATGAGGAGATCGAGCAGACGTGGGCAATGATCAAGAAGTATAAAAGGTTTGCAGAACCGGAGGTGGCCTGATGTTCAACGAACTAATACGGAGATATGTAGGAAGTCCAACAACTGAGAGTGACTTGATAACCGAAAGTGACTTGATAGAGATTGGCTTAAAAGTTGAGATCTCTACCAGTGGGTTTAGATGTTGCGAGTGCAGTAGGCTGATGACCTCTGAGACAAAGATAGTATGGGTTCCCGGATATAACACAGTCAGATCTGGAGCGTACCTATCGGATGTCCACCAACATAACAAAGCTTTCATGTGGAATGGTGGGTACGACGGATGGTGTCTGCTCTGTGCTCTTACATTCAAGCACGGAGAAGAGGAGCGACATGCTGTATGAGGAGCGACAGTGCAGGAAGGGGGAGTGATGGAATTTGAAACCAAACCTGTTATTGACCCAAACAGACCGGAGAAGATATTCACGTCATCCCAGGTCGCCATGGCGATGATCGCTGCCGGTGAGAAGTTCCGTGAGGAGCTGCTGAAAACGGGTATGGAACCATCGTTAGCCAGTGTTGCCTTTCAGGCCACAGTCATACCGATCTGGACACTGCTGCAACACGAACTGGGTATCGAGGGAGAAGACGGGGCTTACATTGATGCGGATGAGAAGAAGAATGAAGGGAGGGGACGATAGTTAACTGTCTGTGATATTATACGGAAAACATCTAGGAGGTCTTTTCTTTGACGAGAGTTATCTGGAGGTTCCCCATAACTAAGATGTCCCACCGGCCTGACACTGGGTACGTGCAAGGTGAGATCGAGCTACCACGGGGGTACAAGATCCTATCGTGGCAGGAGCAGGAAGGAATGCTCTGTATGTGGGCTGAGGTGTGCCCGGATATGGAGAAGACCACTTACAAATACTGCCTGCACTCGACCGGCTACGATACCTCCCACTTACAGGGGGCTTATTGGACCACGGTCCTGATGCACGGCGGCAAGTCAGTCATTCATATCTTCGGGGACTTCTAATGACGTTGAAGTACAAACTACTCGATAAGTTCAAACCCTCGAAGCTCGACCGGGAGACCATCACTGCCGAGTTCAAGGTGTGGCTGACGGAGCGTGGGATCAAGGGTACTGTGGATCATCCACACCAGCTCGTGGTCGCCGTGAAGACACCCAGCGAGACCACGAACATGGCGACAGGACCGTACAAGGTGGCCTTGGAGTGGCACCGTGATGGGTTACAGGACGTGACCAATACTGACCCTCTACTGGTTCCAGTAGCACGTTGGTTCATGAGCTGGACAAACTCTACACCTACAGGGGTACGTCACCTTCCGTCATCTGAACACGGCAGTCGTGAGATTACCGTGGCCGAGCCGTATGACGTACAGATATTTAATAATCGGATGATGCAGCATCGATGTCCACCCGAACAGTTAGAGGACGACAACAGGTGGTTGATCCGACTGCTCGATCCGATACTTCCAAAGGGGGTGATGTGATGGATCTATCAGAGAGAAGCAGAATCATTCAGGCACTCCAGACCCGCGATGGCGTTCGGGTGTCCCGAGCCATAGCGTTCTTCCTATTCGCATTGAACATCTCGGTTTTGGTCCTCGGAATAAAGGTCATCGGTCAACTAGACCAGCTCATCGACCTGCTCATCAGGCTTGTGTTGTTACAGCCATGAACATAACCAGAGGCATCTTGAAGTGGGCACGGAAGAATCTCATCGAACACTCCGATCCGAACATCAAGCTGGAGGGTGAGGATAAGAAGTGGGTGGAGGATCACAACAAAAAGATAAAGTCGGCTAGGAAGACGGTGACCACGGAGCTGAAGAGGGTTGGTCGCAATAGGAACAAGAAGACGAAGGCTAAGAATAAAATGCAGAAAGCATCAAGGAGGGTGAATCGTTGAAGATTAAGAACGTAGAGTTTACATCCAACATCATGGCTTCGGTGGATCACCACCTCTGCATTGCCCTCCATGGCCTGGAAGGATCAGGCAAGACCCGGTTCATTGCCACGGCACCCGATCCCATAGGCGTCGTGGCCCTAGATAGGAAGACCCGGTACACCATTGCCGTAGTGGCCGAAGAGTTTGGCAAGAAGGTGTTCATGCCCACGGAGGATTTCATCCGGCACGGTGACCCGATCAAGCTGGCGTCGATGAATGAGCCCACTGCTAAGAAGCACTACATGGATCACGTCAAGCGTGTGATGGAGGCGTGCTATCTGCTGCGGGACCACAAGGATATCAAGACCGTAGCTTTGGACACCGGCTCCCAGTTGTGGGAGGACATCATGATAGCTGAGTACGGTAGGAACCAGAGGGTACTGCCGAGGGATAGAGGGCCGGTCAATCAGATGATGATCGACTTTCTGAATGCGATGACCGGCAAGCATTTCATCATTACGCACAAGGCTAAGGAGCTATGGAAGAACGACAAGCCTACCGGGCAGTATGGACCTTCAGGATTCGGGCATGTCGGGTATCACGCCACGGTTATGTGCGAGATGAAGAGTAATGAGAAGTTTGGATCTGAGAAGAAGGGAGTGCCCGAGTGGCAGTTCGCTATGAGCGTGAAGAAGTGTCAGGCCAATGCGTTATTGCAGGGGGAGGATGGATTGGATTTACTGACGGAGCCGAGCGATGACCCGGACTATGATATTACGTTCAAGAATCTGGCGAAGATGGTGTACCCGTTGATTGATGAGGAGGTATGGGACTGATGCGAGTGAATGTGTACGCGGAAGAAATGACAGATCGGATCGAACTGACGACCAAGGAGATTGACGGACAGATATTCACCGGGTTGCGATTCTATCTATACCTGCCCGTTACGTTAAAGGAACATCCACGCGGCGGTGGTGGGAGGGAGGTTCGAGGACCGTTCATTCACCGACCAGGGGATGACGACTCTGCCGCTATCACGTTCTGGGGCAAGGAGGATCTCCGAACCATACTCCGAAAAGCCATTGAGCTATTAGACCATCACTATGGCGTGCCAGAGGAGAGAGATTGATCCTCATTGATCCAAGACGTGGCAGCGGAGAGCTTGAGAATAGGTTCCGTCGCATGGGTCTGAAGCAAGACGTAGAGGTTGAAGTGCGCGATCTTGACGCAGGGGACTTCGCTTTCTGGGGCAACGGTCCCGAAGACATAGTTCTTGTAGGGTTCGAGCGCAAGATCATCTCCGACTTCTTCCAGAGTATGAGGAGCCACCGTCTCAGTGGGTTCCAGATCCCGGAGATGGTGAAGATGTACGACCTCTCCTTCCTGATAGTGGAGGGGGAGTATCGCATCGGCAAGGGGGGTGCGCTCACGGTTCCACGGTTCAACAAGCGCATGAAGAGGACAGAGTACCGTGCGCTCAAGGCGGGTGGGGAATCGGCGGTCGTATATGGAGAGATGGCAGGGCACCGGGCCAGCATCAGTATGTTCACACCCTTGAGGGTGGAGCGTACCTATGGGGAGATCGAGACCGTGGCCCTGGTCATGAGCTGGTACAAGTGGTTCCAGAAAGACTGGGGTCAGCATCGATCGCACGAGGCGATCTATGCACCGTACACCGCACCGGACGCTATGGGCCGGTCGCACCGTGGGAGCTTCATCCCTCGGAAGGTGAGTGTACTGGAGAAGATGATAGCCCAGCTACCGGGTATCGGAGCGAGAGCACAGGATATTGCTAACTACTTCGGTACTGATGTGCCGGTAGACGTGGCCTTTGAGAAGGCTTTAGCTGCGGGCGTGGAGGAGTGGACGGAGATCCCTGTGGTGATACGCGGGAAGGATGGAAGGAAGAAGGGACGGTTGGGTCCTAAGAGAGCAGAGAACGTATGGAAGGAGCTACACGTATGAGCAAAGAGATCCGTAACAGAATCCTCACGCCGGGTGGTAATGATATCCGGCAACTCGAAGACACCAGTCATGGATGGGGCATCTTTCTCTCCAGGGATGGTGTTCGGTTCTACTCAGTGTTTAAGCCTACAGACATGATGGAGTTCGCTGTTGTAATACGGGATATCAAACCGGACAACAAACGGTACGCATTCATACTGAGCATTCAGTTGCCCGCGTACAACTCCATCCTTGATTTGAAGATTACCGTACCCGAGCCGACCGAAGAACAACGGAAGAAGGGATTACAGAATTGAACCGTTGTGACACATGCCCTGGCAACACCCGCTTCATACCCGGTGACGGACCCGACGACGCCGACGTGCTATGTGTAGGTGAAGCTCCTGGTAAGGAAGAAGATAAGACCGGCATCCCATTCATCGGAAAGGCTGGTCGCGAGTTCAACGAGAATTATCTGCCCCTAGCGGGATTGAAACGACCTAATGTGTACGTCACCAATGTACGCAAGTGCCGCCCCGAACAAAACCGCACACCTACAGACAAGGAAGCACGATCATGTGCGACCGCATACCTCTCAGATGAACTCGAACGGGTTCAACCCACCTACCTGATACTCATGGGGGCTACCGCCTGTAAGCTGCTTCCAGACCCACTTGACCTGGAAACTCAGCACGGTATCCCCCTCCCATCCTCGGTGTTCGATTGGACCGGATGGGTCATCCCGATGTACCACCCGGCGGCAGGGTTGCATACCACGGCCATGATGCAGCCGATCCTTGAGGACTGGGCGAACCTGAGACAGTGGTTTGAGACCGGGGTCTGGCAGTGGGCCATGGACGAGTACGAGACCCACGACTACCGGCATTGCAAGTCGATGAATCAGGTGGATGAATACTTTGAGCAGTATTCTCCAATGGAGATCATCGGTGGGGATACGGAGAGCCACGGTATAGAGGACTGGTCCATTCAGACATCCACGGCACCTGGCACCGGCATCATGATTCTTGAAAAGGACAAGGCCACGATGGACCGGCTGGGTCTGTGGCTATACAAACACATCGTACTCTGGGGCAGCGATCCCCTCGGCTCCGAGCTGGCGCTACATAATGCACCGGTAGATTTGCGTCAGTTCGAGCGCATCATCGGGTGCCCGTTCCCTTATCGAGACACGATGCAGGAGGCATACCACCTCGGGAACCTGCCTCAAGGACTCAAGCCGCTAGCGTACAGGCTTCTGGGCGTCCGCATGACGAGCTGGAAGGAGACCGTACAAGGTGCCAGCCGTGACGCACTCTGCGCGTGGATTGTCCAGGCCAGTATGGAGGCCCAGGAGAAGCTCACGGTGATCAAGAAGAGGTTCCACAAAACAACGGGTAAACCACTTCAAGATGGGGTCACTAAGTCACTGGAAGAAAAGAAGTTAGATCACCTACTGACCTATGCAATCAAGAATGATGACTATGATGTCTGGTCACGGATTGATGAGTACCGGGATGAGTGGAACTTGTTGTTTGATAAGGAGATAGGGGAGATTCCGGTGCTTGGGATAGGGAACATGACCCTTGAAAACGCGAAAAACTATGCCGTTCTGGATGCTGATGTCGAGTTACGGGTGGCTTTGGCTCTGAAGACGCAGCGTAGGTACACCAGCGCGAATATTTGGGGTGTTTCGGAGGACGATATGGACCCCCTTTACACCCCTGAGATGGCCGGGTGAGACCTCAAGCGGCCTCAATCCGGCGGTGGAGGGTGTATTTCAAACTCTTGGAGTCCACGGGAGGCTCCCTGGAGCTGTTCGACTTCGAGTTCTTGGCCCGAGATGAGGGGGTCACGATGAGGACTATCAAGAGGGACTTGGAGATGTGGACCCGGATTACCGAGTTCAATGTAGAGGAGAGTCGGGTCTTGACTGGGGATAGTGGACAGGCACGAGCGACGTGGAGGGTGGTGATGCCGCCCAAGGCAGTCCTGAAGTGGTGGAGGGGGAAGATGGAAGTCCTACGTATGATCGAGGTGTCGGCTAAGTACTGCTCGAAGTGTGGTCGTACTCGGAGGGCCGACGAGTTCGGTAGGGATAGGTCGAAGAGAGATGGCCTACAGCATTACTGCGCGGAGTGTCTGAATAAGATCGCCAAGAAGGTTTACCAGAAGGACCTGAAGAAGTCACGACGGCAGAGGTTGGAGACTCAGAAGCGATACTTGAAGAGGCTCAAGAGGACAGAAAAATGAGAGTGGTTGACTGGGATTACTACTCCGGGCACTGGAGCCTGACCATCGGGTTCACCAATCGCACGTTCATCATGTTCAGGTTAGCAGCTGGGCTGATGTTCTTCAGAATATGTGGACGTGGGCTGTGGTTTGCCAGCTACAGGTCACACCAGCCCCTGTTTAGTGAGAGGTATGGATACCGAGTCGTGCTGTTCCGATGGACGAATTGGTGGAGGGTGTGCTGGCTTGAAAACTTGAAGCCTATCAAAACCAAACCCCAATTACTGAGGCTGGTGAAATAATGGAACAAGTCAAACAAGAGTCTAACGTCTTGGACCCGGAGGAAGGCTACCCGTACAAGATAATGATCTGTGATTTTTGGGTGCTATGTACTGACCCGGAGGCGGTCATCCAACTAGCCGCAGCCTACGGCACGCCGAGAGGGAGTAAGAAATGATCCTCCTCCCCATAGGCGACATGATCCTCGTGGAAGGAAGGCCATACCTCTACGCCGTACTAACAGAGTGGGATGGAGATGGGCAGATATCTGCTTATCCCTTGACCGTGAGGAGAACCCCATTCTGGGAGTCACTACTGATCGAGTATCCCGATGGGCTAGTGGAGTTCACTACTGGGATATATCAATCATGAAGATACACAGACACGCACCATGGACCCTCATCGTAGTCCGCAAACGTCGCTGGCTCTATACGTACTTCAACCGTAGGTTCTCCAAACACGAGCACCGATGGCCAGTCGTCATACTACCAGAGGAGACCTATGGGAAGGTGCTGGAGTATGCAGCTCGACATGGGAGGTTTCCATTAGGATGAGTCTCTTCGGTAAGTGTAAGGACGGAGCGGACTGCATTGTGATCTTTGTTTGTCAAAACGGTGTCAAATCTACACGGGGTTACTGCGAGAGGTGTGAGACCTTCTATACAATACAGTCCACCTGCCTCTACCCATTTGAGGACATCAGACCGTACACACCTTCCAGCTTGGAGAAGGAAGACATACTAAATTCCATGAGGCGAACATGAGCCTCTTCGGTGACATAAACCTTCCAGGGGCACCGGACCTGTACCTATGAAGAAACGTCGGCTGATTACAATGACGGAGAAGGACAAAGATCGATTCTGGTCCAAGGTGGATAAGAGTGGTGGGCCTGATTCCTGCTGGCCATGGATGGCAGCTCGACTGAAACCACTTGGATACGGGATTTTCATGTTGTCAGGAAAAACAGTCCGGGCCAACAGAGTCTCCCTAACATTAGAAATCGGCTCTATTCCAGATGAATTGAATGCCTGCCACCACTGTGACAACCCACCCTGCTGCAATCAAGCCCATCTCTTCGCTGGGACTATGAAACAAAACCTACAAGATGCTTCATCCAAAGGCCGCTGTGCCGTACAACGCTATCCGGGACTAACTCAGGGGGAAAATAATGGTTCCGCGAAGCTAAATGATCTACAGGTGCTTGAGATATTCCATTCCTCTAAGCAGTCGGTGGTGTTGGCCAAACAGTACGGTGTGGACCGGCAGAGCATAGAACGTATATGGGGTGGACGAACTTGGTCCCATCTGACAGGGGCACGATAGTGGCACTCTTTGGCGGGATTAAATTACCGGGGGCACCAGCTCTTGAGAACATCAGGCGTCTCGATCTAATGCCTATGGCCATGTCCGCTGAGATGACGACCTATGGCATGGCTATAGACAAGGAGTGGTTCGCCACGGTCACCGAGCAGCTCGATGAAGAGATGGAGGAGCTGAAGGCAGAGATCTGTCTGGAGATACCCTACTCCAAGTTGGACGAGTTCATTGCCCGATCCAAATTGGATGAGACTTCCCACCTCCCCATGAATGTAGAGTCTACAGATCAGATCCGGTATCTGATGTTCGACGTGCTGGGTATTGGTCGCGGTCGCAACCTGAAGCTGACTAAGAAAGGTGACAAGATCTCTACGGGGAAGAAGCAGCTTGAGAAGCTGAAGAGAGACCACCCGATGGTCCAGAAAGTTCTGGACTATAGAGAGCGGTCCAAACTAAAGGGGACTTATGGTGAGAAGCTCCCCCTCATTGCCAAGCACCACCCAAAGGATAATTGCTGGTGTGGCATCCCTCACTTCGATGAGACATGGAGGATACACAGTGAACTACTTTGGACTCGGACTTCTACTGGGCGCGGTGCTTCAAAGAACCCTAACCTCCAGAACATCCCAGCGAGAACGGAACTTGGAAGACAAATACGTCGCGGTTTCATTGCAAGCCCAGGGACGGAGATCGTCGGGTGTGATTACAGTCAGATCGAAATGCGGATGGGTGGACACTATAGTCAAGACGATAACCTTCTACGAATCTTCAGACTGGGGCTTGATCCTCACACCGATACCGCGAAGAGAGCCTTCCGAGTAGAGAAGCCGGATAAACTCACGCAGCGCGACCCCTGTAAGAACGTGAACTTCGGTGTGTTCTACGGGCTAGCTGCTGAGGGTCTGTTCGACCTGATGATGGTGACCTACGCCACGGCAGGGATGGATATTCCTGATTGGTTGACGCTGGAGTGGTGCGACCAGTTTATTAAGGACTGGTTCAAGCTGTATCCCGGAGTGATGGAGTATCTGGAGGAGCAGTATTACCGCGCCAGGAGGTACGGGGTGGTGTGGACACTGTTCGGTAGGATCAGACGGGTGCCTGAAGTGAGGAGTGTTCATAGTTACGTACAGAGCCAGGGGTTGAGGCAGGCCGGGAACATGCCGATACAGGGGACGTGCGCGGATATCATGAGGCTGGCTATGGCCATGGTGCATGTGGAAGTGGTGCTGCCGTTAAGGAAGGAAGGGATATTTGTCAGGCCATTGATGACGATTCACGATGAGTTGCTGCTGGAAGTGGAGGCGAGGTACGGGGATATCGTGCTGGCTATGGTGGAGGGCGTGATGAGTAAGGTGATGTTTGATAAGGATGAAGAGGTGGATAGGTGCGCGGTTCCTATAGTGGCTTCAGGCCATGTTATGAATCGCTGGACGAAAGAATAAGGAGACTAAAAAATGAACGACACCAGCAACCAGCAGTGCCACTACGATGCTAAAGCCGACGCTTGTTGGTGGGCAGACTGCCCGAGGGTACAGCCGGGGTTCAATATGAATAGCCCCTGTCCACTATCATGGGTGACGGAGGGCTGGAAGGGGACTCGCCTCGCCTTAGAGGAGGAGCGCAGGTCTGAGAGGAGGCGACACGAAGAGGCAGTACAGGCTGTACTAAATCAAGCGAAGGATGACGCGAACCACCCGTCACACTACACGTTCGGGCAGTATGAAGTGATCGACGTTCTAGATGACTGGTTCCCTACTGATCCCTACGAGTGGACGATCACCAAGTATGTCGCTCGGGCGAAGCATAAGGGGCAACAGATTAAGGATTTGAAGAAGGCACAGTTCTATCTGAATAGACGGATAGAACAACTTGAAATGGAGGCAAACAGAGATGTCAAAGGCACAGACGAAGGCACCGGCAGTCAACAAACGTGAGCTGCCGGAACGGTATAAAGGTGCGAAGGGTGCTGCTGATCTCATCAAGGAGGGTATTGAACTCAAGCAGCAGTTGGATAAGAAGATCGAGGGCAGTCCCGCATGGAGGCTGGAGATCATCAAGGATGAACTGAACTCGATTCAACAGAGTAATGAACTGGAGGGGTTAAGGACAGGGAGGTTCGTGTTCATTGGCAAGCTGTTCGATGGGAGGGTGAGCACGAATCTCGAAGTGGTGAAGGTTACGCTGGTCGAGAGGGGTGTGGACATCAAGGTCGTGAAAGCAGCATTCGCTGCGGGCACGAAGGAGGGTAGTCCCTTCTGGAAGCGCGAGTTCTCAGAGATCAAGGAATAGGCATTGTAGGGTGGTCTGGCTCGAAAGAGGGACAGGGAAGGTTACGGTAGGTCAATGTGCAACGGATTTAGTTGTACCAAGTCCAATCACTTCCTGAGAGAAGCTCTACGATAAGGTAGGCGGCTGGGTATTAGAGGGTGCTTGACAGCACTTTGTCAACTCGAACCCCAGCCACTTACTGAAACTAATTGGTCTCCTCCTCGGTCTCCTCTACTTCCTCCCCCGTCTCGACCGGAGCCGCCTCTTCTTCTACGACTTCCTCTTCTACGGCTTCTTCAACAACCTCTTCGGAAACCCCTTCAGTCTCAACCTCGGGCGCTCCTGGACAACCTATCAGGAATACCAACATCAGAAAAACGATTGATAGTCTCATGATCCTCCTTATGGATCGGTCTTATGGATCGGGTATCAGGGCCAATGTAACCATAGCCTTGGCAAGAGAGGTAGCTCCAATCCCCTGTGCTCTGACTTGTATGTCAGTGCCAGAAGGTATCTTGCGGAATGGAACTATACGGTTGAGTACGATGGGTGCGCTCTGTACAAAGAACTCACCGACTGCGAGGAGCAGGCCACCATCCAGTCTGGATACGACCTGATACTCAGTAGTCTTGTTCGTCTCTCCAGTGAAGATCGCGTTGACCAGATACGCAGACATGCCGTATTGAATAGTATACAGACCGGAATGGGAGATGTTGATGCCGATCTCGACCACATCGTAGATCGTAGCCGGTACGCCTGCGGTGATCGAGCCTTCACCCACGTAGACTTTGCCCTCATTCGATCCGGTCGCTCCTGCGGACAGTCCGATCAAACGGAGAATCCGATAGAACTGATTAGTCAGGGTCACGCCCGTCTGACCATTGAGAGCCACGACCTCCCTGACATTATTGAAGTCCGTATCCAGACCATGCACCAGAACAGTACGAAGTCCGCTGCCGGATGGGTTGGCGTCGTTCGCGTCAGCCGAGGAGATGGTCATGGTGGTGAGCGCAGAGGGGTATACATAGATTCCTCCCTCCGGCCACACCGTCTCGAATGTCCCATTAGGCAGACCGTCGTTGGAACCGATGAACGACACAAGACCATCGGGGTCCTGAAGACCCGAGTAGTTCAGGTATTGACGGTTGTGATCGTCTTGCGGAAGTGGCATTTAGAACTGACCACCCAAGTCCGTAACTATACGGATCTCAATGTGGTCGTCATTGGGGAACGTCTCCGGTCCCCTGGCTCCACCGAAGTCCACCTCGAACTCCGCGAAGAACGTACCGGGAGTGTCCGTATCACCGGACTGCCACTTGTACTCGATGGTCGCGGGTGCCGTAACGCTGGTGATCGTGATCCCGGTAGGACCCGAGTCGATCTTGGCTACGGGTGCTGGTGGACCCTTGAGTGAGTCCTTCATGATGAAGCGTATGTCCGAGGTTGCTACACCAGCCAGAGTATCTCCAACCAGCTCGATCTCTATGGCCTTGGAGAGATCACCTTTCTTGATAAAGAAAATATCTGCCACGAATCCTCCTACTCCTCCTTCGGTATCGAGGAAGTCTACATCGTTCTCGCCACTCGACACCAGGGTGGTGTTGCGGGCATTGCCCAATATGGATGTGTTCGCTCCACCGGATGGCGTGGTGATGAACGATCCAGGTCCGGTGCCGTCCTGTACGGTGGTGACCAGAGCGTCTGTTACGGTATCAGCCGGTGGGGGTGTGACGATGACTGAACCGAAGGACGGCTCGAAATCGAAGACCGCTCCACCCATGATGACCTGATGCCTGGGCCATACCGGCATGAATAGACGAGGCTCCCATTTCGAGAGTTCATTGACCGGAGGCTCCGTACAACGACTGTATGGACCTGACTATAACGATCAGGAGAGGCTCCTCCATCTATACTTAGGTGAAGCATACGAACGTCTTGGGAACTACACGGCAGCCGCCGCCGAGTATGCAAAGCGGCTGCCCAAGAAGCACCACGAAATCAACAGGATTTTGTTTGAGATAACGTCTGCTCTCCGGGTTCCGATAATTGATGTTGAACAACTATTTATCGAAAATGCGGCGAATGGCATTGTTGGATATTCAAACTTCTTCGTCGATGGCGTTCACTTCACGCCCGCTGCTAATAAGGTTGTGGCAAAAGGCATCACTGATTTCATTTTAGAAAACGACCTGGTTCCCCATTGCAAGAACACTCGGCTATCCACGAATGCAAAAGGACAACAGAAAATAGGGCCCTCCCCTAACGACCTCCCGCTCACGACGCGCGTTTTCGAGTTCCCCGAGTCTCGTGTAAACGTATCCTAATAATAAATGAGCTTTGATATTGCTGGGGGCTCTGCCAACCGATCTCTGGCCGAAGTTAAGGG